GCACGTTTATGCGTGCTTATATAAGCTGTTTGACTGGGTAGTGATGCCCTGAGGTTTGGTATTGTTATAGTAGTAGAAATTCTGCTATTGCTGTATTAAAATTTCTAAAGGATCAAACCAGGATCGACCAATCGTCAGTATTTATTTGCAACCTTGTGTTGCTTAAGATATGTAGGACGAGTACGAAATATCAAAACGACGGTAACCGCATTAAGCGAATCCGTGCCCATTGATCGGGGAACGTAGCCGTAGGATTATTATCCTAGTATTTGTTGTATATTATTTATATTTATTATTTTAAAAACACATAAAAAGAAAATTGTATATTAGGTCGTGAACAATTATTACATGGACATTAGAGCTGTTCTATAGCCAACGCGAGGCTGGGAACCTCAAAATTTGGATGGAAAACAGAGACAATAGAATTGTATTTAGTTGTGTGGTATTGCAATGACGCCAAGAGCTCCGCATAGCCTGGGGCCTATTTTTAGGTACCCGAAATAAAGTTTAGTGTTAAGAGGCAATGGGCCCAAGGGGGGCCATAGAATTAACATTACTCCTGTAAAGAGTTCAGTATAGTAGCTTATGATTATGTTCACATGAGAGTAAGACAGGCATTGAATCAGGACCAGATAGCGTGACCTTGAAGAAATGTTGGGTTAGCGACCAACATTTGTACGTATAAACTACATTGATTATCGAGCTGTTCCAGTGTCGTAGATATAGATGTAGAACTATTTGTCATTATAGTTTGCTATATAGAGCACGGGTATGGATGAATCTTAAGCCACCATTTAAATCCCCAGACTTTCCGCCGAACGTCTCAAAACATAGTTAACCGCATTCTTTAAACAACACCATTTTTTCCCACATGAATTATTACCCTACATTTAATGAAATTATTATTAATTATATTATATGAACAACATGAAGCCCACAAACACATTAAAGCGAACAGGTAGTCAGAGTAATTATAAAGCAGCTAAGAAGGCTCGCGATTTGGAGAGGAAACAAGAGCGTATTGACAAGGAAGGCTTTATTACGCCTAAAAAATTTGTTAAATTGGTTAAGAAGTTTGAAACGAAGCATAGGAGACTTACCAACATAGATGATTTAACTAACTTGTATGAAGCCTTACAGGTGGATGATTTGGAACCACATGATTTCTTCGTTCACAAAGCATCTGTTTATATAGTAGATCCTTACTGGACGTTAAATAGTGCAAGGAAAGCTTTTCGTAAGTTTAGCTATTCACTTGGGTGGTATTATGATGAATGTTATCATAAAATAACCAATAATTTTTGGATGAATGTCGACTGGGAAAACATGCTTGACAAGTGTAAGGAATATGATAGCATTGGCTATTCATATACTAGGACTTGGTCACCGGCTTTAAATACTATATTTGAAGAATCTACTTTAGATTATTGTGAAGATTATTTAGCCCCTCAAGATGACGAAGATGAACTCACATGGTTATTCGAGGATGCAAAATCGAAAGAATCCGATTTAGATCATGAAGAAGATGATGGTAATTTTATATCCGACATCATGTCTCAAGTCAATAATATTCTTAAAAATATTAAAGATTGCAAGACTCCTGGAAGTGATATATATTTTTCTATTTTAGAAGATTTAGTGTCTATATTCATACTTGTTCAACAGAAGTCTACGTGGATTAGTATTTCCGTTTTATGTGCAAACATAATTAAGAGATATTTGGGTTCAAGTCTTATAGGTACCGGATTGGATATTTATAATTACATAATGGCTCCAGTAGAAGAACCTCCAGAACCACATGGTTGGGAGGAAAACCTTAATAAAATTAAAAATGCACCTGCATTTTTCAAAACTAAAATTTTTAAACAACTACGCAAATTACTGGTTGGCATGATCAGCTGTGGTCTAGTAAATCCTATCAATCTCACGGTTAAAGGGATAGAGTTACTTGACATTCAAGCAGAAAAGATTGCCACTAGTGCATTGGATTTCTTAGATTATATATTGGACCTTGTGACATATTTCATAAAAATAGGACACATGGTGTTTCTTGGAGATTTCTCTTTCCTTGAAACTATGGATGACTTGGATGAACTAGATAATAATATAATACATCTTAAATCTAATATCGATAGAGTGGCTAATGGAGGTTACTTCAAAGATACGAGGAAGACAGTGGGTGAATATAAACAGTTACTTTTTTCTACTCATGAACAAGTTAGGGTGATGACCAGAAGATGTACTGATAATACATTGAAGAAAACTCTTATGTCAAAACTAGATGAGGTAACTAGGTTAGTCATTAAATTTGAACAAATTAATCCTATGGCAGGCATGCGTAAAGCTCCTTTTGCCATATCCATTTACGGTTTGAGTAGTGTTGGTAAATCATCTGTGGCAGAGATATTGATGAAGTCTATTTTGAAATCAAATGGTTTTTCTTGTGAGGATTCACAGTTATGCACTTTACAACCAAATGATAGCTATTACTCTACATATCGGCAAGATACAGTAGGGGTCTTTTTAGATGACGTTAGTAATACTATAGCCTCCAAAGCTGAAGCTAACCCTGCGGACCAAATTATTAGTCTCTGTAATAATGTGAAATATAGCGCACCAAAGGCTGACACTAAGGATAAAGGTATATTCAATGTGGAACCACATGTAGTCATAGCTACCACTAATTGCAAAGATTTAGGAGCTGCACAGTGGTCAGTAGAACCATTTAGCGTGGTTAGGCGCATGAGGTATCACATCACCGTTGAGGTTAAACCTGAATATGCAGATATGGGGAAGTTAATTTCTAGTCGCATAGATGAAAAGAATACTATGATGTGGAAGCAACATGGTGTGATGGATGTTTGGAATTTTACAGTAGAACAAGCAATTGCTTTACCGCGCACTGAGAGTACAGGTCCAGAGAGATATAATTTTGTTGTAGTCAAAAATAAACTTGGTGTTCCAATGACGGGGCTTAATATATTTGAGTTGCAAGCATTTTTAAATTCAGAATCTGCCAAATTTTACGCTGATCAGGAAGCCCTAGTGAATGGGGCATGCAATTCTGCAGCTAAGATGGAATTTTGTCAGATTTGTAAGTATCAAAAATTTGTGTGCACATGCAATAGTGATGATGCAAGTACATTGTCTGATGAATTTGAAAATATAATTAAGGATCAACTTGACATAGTTAAGCCCAAAGACCCTTTGGATTTCGTTATCAAAGAGAGCGGTGCAGGATATAATTTATTAAATAGAATACTTAGAAATAAAGCATACCTCAGTTATATTAACAAGGATAAGAAGTCCCAAATGTGTGATGATCAGAGTGCAAGCAATCAGAGTTTTGTATCAGCTAAATCTAATATTAGTAGTGATGCGAGTTCTAGCACTACTAACTATATGGAAAACCACGATAGTATTACTACTAAAGCTATAGGGTATGTATCAGCTAGAATAATTCAAGATCAGTTATCAATGCTTGATAAGTGGTTACCAGTGGTTAGCCCTAGTTATTTAGATTCACTTACATTAGAGGATTCTATAGACATAATTCACAATAAGGTTAAGCATTGGCGAGACGTAGTTGCTATGGATGCTTATGAATTATATGATTTAGCCATAGAAGATCCCATTTATGACATTAAAGAACAGTGCTTATATAGCTGGATGTTATTTAAGTGCCTAGTATTTGGAGCCATCCTATTTAGTCCATTACTATTGTCACGGTATGCACTTTTATACATCTTCTTTATAGGAGTGTTGTATTACAAGATACTCAGGAGTAATTTAATATTACTAGCTAAGACCATAAGAGAGTTTCAAGCACAACCCATGACACAAATGATTAGAGATAGGGCTATTAGTATATCTAACAAGCACTTCATTATAGGCGGCATTTCGTTAGCGACACTTGGTGCGTTGATATGTACTATTAAACTATTTAAAACATGCAGAGAGCCACATGGTAATTTATGTCCTGTTTCGGAAGATGATTATAAAGAGAGAGACAAGGAGGTAAATCCATGGAAGTCAAAGATAATTAAACATGAGACCAATCCCCTGACTAAAACTATGAATGCTGATGATCTACTTAGGAAAGTTTCTAGGAATTGTTTTCATTTTGTCATGGAGACGGAGTCAACTATTAAAAAAGTAGCTTGTATTGCAATATCACCAACGGTTATGATGTTTCCTTATCATTTTTTCCATGTAGGCTCAAATATTACCAAAGAGAAAATTAATAAGAGTATGTTCAAGAATGTAATATATGATGACCTTATAAAAGGAACAGTCATCCGCAAGGGTGGAGGCACTTTCGTAGCGACAATTACTCCTTCAGATATAGTGCGCATAGGTAATTCAGATTTATGCTTAGCGTTAGTTTCCAACACAGGAGATTTACATGATATTGTACCATATATTACCGAATCATGGTCTTTTAGTGGGTTGGGAGTTATGGGCTATAGAAATGCGGTGGGAGAATGGATATCTTGTACTGCAGATTGTACGAAATCAGAATTTGAGTATTCACCAGATAAAGGCGTACATAAAATCACCATTCGTGGAGGAAAATCTAAATTAGGAATACCTAGCCAAAGAGGCATGTGTACAGCCCCCATCGTTTGTGAGAGTACTGGCCCATCTATAATTGGATTTCACATAGCAGGGCACACTAATACTACTAGTGGAGCGTATAATACCATTACAAGGAGTGAGGTTGTGGAAGCACGCACAAAATTGTTTGAAAGAACAGGAACTTTGGAAGCACATAGCGCCGCAGATTTTAAAACAATTAGATACAATGTTGATGTTAATTATACTCCAACGCTTAGTTCGAAAGCACCAGTTAATTGGTTAGAAGACGGAGCATTTCTGGTGAGAGGTGATATTGACAAGCAATATTCTTATTGGACTAATATAAGAAGGACAATAATGTGCCCTATTTTCGAAGAGTTGACAGGTACAGAATGTATGTATGCAGGTCCACAGTTCGGACCTGAGACACACAAGCCCTTTTCAACGCATTTGCAAGTTGCGGCTGAGCCAGGACACTGCTTTAATTCGCAATTGTTACACAAGGCCAAGAAAGATTATTTAGGTACTATGGAACAAGTTACTGATAACTATATTAAGTATAATAAAGATTACTGCAAACCTTTAAATGAACAACAAATCATTAATGGTATACCTGGAGTAAGATTTATTGACTCCATGAATATGGGAGCATCTTTTGGTTTCCCAAAAGGGAAGAAGAAGCGCCATTATTTGCGTGGAGAACCAGGTAACATGTGGTTCTATAACCAAGATGAAATTGATGCTGAAGTGTCCGACATGAGTGACAGATATCTACGAGGAGTTAGATACTATCCCATTTTCCGGGCATGCCTAAAAGACGAACCTCAACGTAAAGATAAGTTTAAAGTTAGGGTGTTTCATGCTTGTGATATGGCACTACAATTTTCATTACGTAAATATTTTCTGCCTATAGCAAGGATTTTTCACATGCACCCTATTGAAAGTGAGTGTGCAGTGGGAATTAATCCTCATAGCCATGAGTGGCACCAAATGCATGATTATATAACATTTAGCGATAATTGTGCAGATAGGATAGTAGCTGGTGATTACGGGAAATGGGATATTCGATTACCCCCAGATGTAGTATTTATGGCGTTTCAGATTTTGATAGAAATTGCCATGCTCCTACCAGGGTACACGGAGGATGATATTAAAATAATGAGAGGTCTAGCTACTGATGTAACATATTTTACTTGTCATTTTAATGGTACTTTAATAGAGTTCACATCTGGAGTTCCTTCTGGTCATAATCTCACTGCCTTACTTAATAGTATATGTAATTCACTATTACAAAGGTGTGGATACTTCCATTCTGGTGGCGTAGGAAAATTTAGAGACTATGTACATACTAGTACATATGGTGATGACTTTTGGAGTGGTGTTAGTTTTGCGTGTAATTCATACAATCACATTACATATCGAGATTTTTTACAGCAATATGACATCGTACTTACTATGCCGAACAAATCGGACGAAGCTATTCCCTATATGTGTGTATGGTGGTGTGATTTCCTTAAGAGAAGAAGTTCCTATGATATGTATACACACACTATTTGTGGGGCTTTAGATGTTACATCCATAAACAAGTCGCTCTTGGTAAAGGGCAAAACTACCACTTCCAATAAGCGACACGCCTATGATGTACTATATAGTGCTATGAGAGAATTGTCATATCATGATATTGATACGTACAATTATTGGTCAGGGATATATAATAGAATAGCTGAAGAGCTTAAAATACTATTCCCCGGCAAGGGTCTCTCCTACGAAGAGTATTATAAATTCCGTATGGAGGAAGGAAAACCCATTTCAGATGGTGTGTCTTCACTAACTGGTTACCCAATGACTCAAGAGGCTTTTAGTGAGACAATAATATTGAACCTAGAGGATAAGTCTACTCTAGATGAGGATGATAGTTATGAGCTTGAACTATTGTTTAATCCTACAGAGCTTGCTAATACATTAGAAATGAATAGTTATCACGATACTATAATTCGTGAGGGCAGTGACTGCCTAATGCGTCACATGGAACCACATGCGGAAGTTTACGGTAATGAACCTAGTCATCAAGATGCAGCCACCTTACAATCAGGGGTCTTACATATGTCTGGAGCTAAAGAAGAAGCAGTTATTAGCACAGAGCTAGTAAATAAAGATTTATTATCACTCAGGCAACATGAATCTAGAGCGCTGTCCCATTACTTAGAGCGCCCCATGCAAATTGCCCAATATGGGATACCAGTGGGAGGAGAGTATTTCTTCAACCCTAGACCGCTAAGAATATTTTTAGGATCAAAATTGATACGTGATAAAATAAGACACTATGCCTACCTAAATGGCGTACTGAATGTCAAAGTAACTAGCGTTGGGTCCCCTCAGATTACAGGGGCGGCACACATAGCGTTACATCCATGGTGGGCTAGGGATAATGGACTAGGGTCTATGGGGTTAGCCCCTGCCACTGAACTCACACATTGTCAGATGTCACAATTGCCTAGTTTTGTAGTTGACTTTGGTGCTGAAACTGGTGGACACATCAGAATGCCCATAGTAGCGCCAACAAATGGTCTTAATATAAGTGAAATTGATCAAATTGAAGATGCATTTATGTTGCATGTTAGGAGTTTCGTACCGTTACAAATACCTACCAATTCTACTATAACTGCATCATTGCAAATTTACGTTTGGCTTGAAGACGTATCATTAACTGGCACTACATATAGGTCTGAATTGCCAGCACCCCAATCTGATGAGTTTTCAAAGGATCCTAATGAAGTTGGCTCTAGTACTAGCGTTAGTTTCAAACAGGGTTTAGCACAGGCAGCTGGAGATGTTGTTGGAAAGGCAACCGAAATTGGAGTTTCGTCTCTTATGTCTGCCATGGGTTTGTCGTCGCCTCTAGTGCCGAGTGGTGTGGAACCACTCGTTCCTAGGACTAGTACAAATATGGCCTGTTATAATTCACAGCAGAACATAGATTCATTAGCAGGAGATGTTAAAAATGAAGTTTCACTTGGGACGAAAGAACTCGGCTACAGCGATATTGATCATATGGCACTTAGTAACATATACAGGAGATGGGGTCATATAGGTCGTTTAAGCTTAGATTTAACGGGACTAATAGGACAGGATTCCGATATCAAAATAATCCCAGTGACCCCGTTAGCCGCTAGCTTTTTCACAGCTGGTTCAGATGTTGCTTATTCCCCGACACCATTAGCAATTGCTACATTACCTTTTGCAAAATGGAGAGGTGGGTTGGAATACAGATTTCATGCCATTGGTTCGGCCTTCCTGAAGGGCAAAATTCGCATAAGTCATGATGTCAACACTAGAATACAAATAGGCAATGAAGTGAGAGACTTTAAGGACACGCAAACTTTAAATTCTGTGATATGGGATATATCTCAATACAGGACAATGACAGTACAAGTGCCTTGGACGTCAAATCTCGCTTTCAAGGATACGGGGTTACTCAGGCCGCCTTTTTCTACGTCTGGGTCTTATGGAACTAGCGAGACGACTTTTGACAGTACACATAATGGGTTACTCATTTTGGAACCTATAACCAAATGCTCTGATCAATCATATACAGAAGCATATGTCCTTGTTTCTGTTAGAGCTATGGAGGGTTTAGCCCTTGGTGATCTTAGGGCCCCTCTTACAAATTATACGTATTCCGGTATAAATTATGGACAAATACCTACTGTTCCTGAGCCTCAAGATGATGAGGTCGTGAAACCCCCTATAGGTATAGGAAAAAATGAAGCAGGTGAATATTATTTTATATTTCAAACTGCTGAGAATGTCAAGTGGTTTAATCAATATATGAAAGATCATTATATGGAACCACAAAGTGACATAATATATAAGAAAGCAGATGTGACCACCTTTGGGGGACAGGTGTCACAAACAGCTATGTGTGTGAATATTACAGGTCTTGAGAATTGCATTGAAGACCATGACAACATGGCACTAGCATGTATGGGTGAGAAATACTTTAATATAAGACAGATTATAAAGCGTTATACTCATAATTGGACGAGGTTAGTAAGTGTTGGCAATAATGGAGGTATTACCATGCACCGATTTAAAATACCAGATAGACCCATACATAAAGGCTGGCAGGGACCCTTAGCTAGCTTAAATACAGATCCAGGTGGTAAGCCATGCACTTACGCCCGGGATAGTTTCCTATCCTTCTTTTCCTTGTGCTTTCTAGGTTATAGGGGTAGTTTCCGACATAAAGTGCTCGTTACAACAAATGATGGAACGAACAGGAACAACACAGTCACAATATCCAGGGGGTCTGCGGGAGTGTTTTATGAAAAGGTTAATTATGCCAATACAAATTTTAACCAATCTTCGTCTGCCATACAGATAGCTCCAGATATGAGAGCAGGAGGGACGATAACGGTAAATCATCAAGCCCCAATGACTGAGTACAGCACGCCCTTTCACTGTAGGGCAAAGTTTGCATGGGCACAAGACCGCACGCCACAAAATCCTAAATTTACATATGATGGAGGATTTGATATACCGTGGCACCAGATCACAGTGATAACTCCTGAAGCACCTACAAAGTGGTTCAGGATAGACAAATTTATTGCTGCAGGAGATGATTTTTCATTATATTTTTATCTCTATGCACCAATTATGTTGGACAAGAGTCCTACAGGCTATGCACAATAGCACAATATAAGCTATATAAAGAATTTTTCAAGGTTTTAATTACCCGGAGTTTTTGCTCTTTATGATAGCACCTTAGGTTTACATTTAAC